CGTATCTAAATTCTATAACATTTGTTGTTTCGTATAATATAGCCTCAAAAGAATTTTTATTAGAGTTGTTATATTCTCTTGCATTGTACCATCCAATTACAAAGTATTGATCTGTATCTGCTGTATTACCAAAGGTCTTGATGTAGGGATTTTGTGTGCCATTGTTGATTAAATCTGTCCAAAGAGGATATACTGTGTAATTGAAAGAGGTAGCAGGTATAACTTCTGATAAGTAGTTTCTTTGTCTGGGCACAGAGAAATTGTTTTGAAATGTAAAGAAACCATTCATAGATATGTTTACATCATCAAACGTAGAACCATAAAACTCAAAGTCAAAGCCAAGAGGTTTCATCCCAGACATTTGATCGTCACCTAAATTTAAGGCAGTACCTGTATTTTGTATATTAATAAGAGAATCAGTGCCTACAGTGAACGTAGGATCTGTTGCTTGCACTGAAGTGCTAAACAATAAGATAAATATTAATCTGAGCATAGTTTGTGTGTAGAGTAACGCTTACAGAAATCTTTTTTCTTATATGCTTTAAACTCATGGGTAGAGATTTCTTTCTTTACTTCTTCCCAATCAGGCCTATCTTGTGGGTTTTCTTCCCAAGCTAATTTAGCTTCTTGGCCTATCTTACCTTTATACGGACAGGGTGTGCCTGCTTGCATCATCGATCTCCACACGCCAGGATTTTCACAGAGTAGAGCAACAGCAGCTACCTTCATCCCCATGTCATATAAAGCTTTGGAGTTTTTTAATCTTTCGCAGTTTTCGTCTCGTACACTTCTACCAGATGATACACCAAAGAACTGAGTTTGGACTGCTGAACTAGCTCCTGTGGTGCATAGGTCCTGAGAATATGACATTATAGAAGGAGCTATGGCTGAGGGAGGAGCAGTTTTAATTCTTTGAGTTACCTTTTGTGTAGAATCATTTCTAGATATACTAGTGCTATTATTGTTATTAGTATTTATGTTTGTATTTTGATTTGTATTTGTGTTTATACTTTCTGTAGATACAGAAGAAGTGCTTGTAGAATTATTTGTATTTAAATTTGTATTGCTATTTGTATTAGTAGATGTGCTAGTATTTGTATTTGTTCCTACAGAAGTTATAGTGCTAGTATTAGTTACATCCTGAGTTTGTGTTATATTAGATGTTACATTAGATGTGCTAGTATTTACATTGGTATTATTGTTTGTTGCAGTTATAGTGCTAGTATTTACATTATTATTATTATTCGTTGCAACAGATGTACTATTAATTGTGTTATTATTTGTATTGTTATTGGTATTTGTGTTTGTTGAAGTTACCGTACTAGTCGTTGTATTTGTTATGTTTGAGTCCTCACCTATAAGAGTGGTAGATAAGGCTAGGCTCAATACCATGCTAAATGAAACAACTAGTACAGTCGCTTCTTTTATCCTATTTTTTATCCCCATTAGTATCCCCTTTTACTTTTCTCCTTCATCACATGAGCAAGAAGGACAACCACTATAATCTACAATCCATTTATCTCTATCGTGCCAGGGTAAATCACAATTCATATTTAAATCGTATTTGGCAACAGAGTAGAATGAGTCTGCTTGCATTTTACTTGTAAATCGTCTTTGATGCTTGTGTTGTGCCATCTTATGTACTACTTAAAATATTAACTAGTATTAATAAACCTACTAATGTTGCACCAAGTATAATACCGCTTTTCTTATACGGTGATACTGCTACAGTTTCAGCAAGTTTTGGTGCAGCTTTCTTAGGTGCTGCTTTCTTAGTCTTCTTAGTTTTTTGTGCTTCTGCCATATTACTTCTCCTTTAGTTGAAACACGCCTCTATTATTATTTTATTCTATACTATACTTGTTGTCCATCTCATTTAAAAATTCTTCGTCTTCTTGTGTAAATGGAACATAAATATTTCTTTCTATTTCTTCTTCTGGTGAAGTTAAATCTGCTGCTGTAGATCTTCTAGCTGCTCTAGCAATAGCATCTTTTCTATCAATAAATGTTCCTTCACCTTCTTTATAGTCCATTGCTTGTTCTTCTAATGCACTAGTTCTTTTATCTATTCTTTGTAACTCCATTAGTGCAGGATTATTTGCTGTTAATATTTCTCTTGATAAAGTTTTTAAATCCCTTAATTGTTCTCTTAATAATCTTTTTACATCTATATAATTAGGAGGTTCATTTCTTTGGTTAGCTACCTGTTCAGCCTGTCTAACTGCTACATTAAAAGGACTGTTAGGATTCATGTATTGTGGTGTAAAGTAGGTATCTATTTGTTTTGCAAATACATGATTAAGTTGTCTTTGCACTTCTGCATCACCACCAACAAATTTATAATCAGCATAATCTAATCCATAGTAATCAAACACTAGTTTATTATGATTTGTACCTGTTATAGTTAAACCAAATAATTGCTTTACTATAGGATCATATCTAGTTAATCTTTCTCCAGGAGGTAGCGTAGGATCTATGTTATACTTTCTTTCTTCATCAAATAAATATTTATATAAGGCATTACCATATCCTGAAGGTAATTTAGATGTTATTTGAACAGCAAAACTTGATGCTATCTCATCAGATACCCCAGGTAAAAAATCTTCTCCAGTTCTTCCTGTACCTAAAAAGTCTCTTTTATCTACTTCTGAAGCTCCATATTGCATTAGAACATCATTAATAACATTTAAAGGTTGTAAAAATTGAGCAATAGTGCTTCCTGCCATATCACTAAAAAATTCAGCAGATTTTCTAGGATCAACATTAGTGTCTGCAAAAGATAAAACTTGGTCTACAATTTTATTTCCTGTTTGTTGTAGTCTAAAATTAGTTCCTGTAACAGTTTGCAAAATTTCTCTTCTTATATTTTCGCTATCTAATGCTCTACCTCTAGTCTTACCATCTTTTGGACCCATCCCTGCTCGTAGTATTAAATCTGCCGCAAGAAGATATTGTGGAATAGGAAACAAAGCTCTTGTATCTATAACTTTGTTAGTATTCTTTCCTGTTTTAATTTCATAAAATTTTCCACCTGCATATTCACTACTTCTTATGTCTAATGCAACACCTAAAAAAACACTACCTATAGTAGCTTTAGTTAAATCTGTGTAGTCTCCTTTTTTTATTTTGTCTCTACCTGCTTTAGTTAAACCTGTGCTTGTTAAAAAACCTAAAGGAGAATATTTATATTGATATCTCATAGAGTTTACTATAAATCTAGGAAAGGGTATAGCAAGTGAAGTAACAGGATTACTGTTTACAAGTTTTATAAAAGCATCTCCCATGTCACCAAACATAGTTCCTGTTTGTGGGTTGTTTGCAAAGGTAATATCTAGTGCAAATTCTGTAGCATCTTTTAGCATTTTCTCTGTAATAAAACCATCGTACTTTTTACCCCTAACTCCAAGAGCACCTTTTTGTACAAGCTCATCTAATCTAATACCTTCTTGTCGCATCAAAGCCCTATCTAAATGAGCCATAAATCCTGCAGATCTATATAAATATTCTTGTCCTCTGTTTAAAACATTTAATCCATTTACTAATTTATCCCATCCATTCATATCCGCAGGTACTGCGATATCTCCAAACAAATTTCCAAATAATCTTTTTTGCATTTTAGGATTATCTTTTAATATTTCTCCTACAAGAATTGTGTTTCTTTTACTGCCTGTAGCTGTGTTATATAAATGATGACTTAAAGCAGTTGCATCATCAATTACATCTCTAATCATACCTTTTGATGTAACTTTATATCCTTCTTCAGGTCTAAAGGATCGTCTTGCTCCATCTATTGCTCTAGAAAGAACAGAATTAAAGATATCTGGCATTACTTGAAATAGACCTACGGATGCAGCATTTCTAACAGCAGTTGCAGGTTGTGAAACAAGTAAACCTTTTCTTCTATTATTAAGGCTTTGCCACCATTTAGCTCCACCCTCGTGGCCTCTCATAAGCACATCTAAATCCATCATAGCTAATTCATAGTCTGTTCTCTTATTAGCTTTTGCTATAACTCCTGTTGTAGCTTCTCCAGATAGTTTTAATTGTTCTAAATAATCTTTTTTTATTTTTGATAAATTCTGTAGCCCCTTACCTAATCGTGATCCTTCTAATAAAACAACTTTTGAAAAATCACTTAAATTAATTCCAAACTCGTCTACAACATCTCTATATACTTCTGCTGATATTTTTTTATTTTGCAGTAAATCATATACTTGTTCTGTTATTCTTTTTTTAGGTTGGTATTTTACCCCTGCTTCTTTAAATAAAGCCCTAGACGCTGCTGCAATTCTTTGCATTAACTCTTCAGATAAATTAGCATCTAGTCCTTTAGACGTATCTATACCTAAAGTTTCTGTAACTGAGTCTAAAATTTTTCTACCTTCTTCAATTTTCTTTTTATCTAAAGGTTGTAAATCTTCTATTAATTTACCATTTTTATCGTATTTAGGTTCTGTACCTGTATTAGCAATAAATTCTTCAAACTCTTTTGCTATCTTACCTGCTACTGTTTTAGTTTCTTTTTCAGCAAGAGTTTTTCCTGCGTTTTTAGAATACTCTCCTAGATTTTTTCTACCAAAACCAGTCTTACCATAACCTTCTAAAATTAAATCTGTTGTTTCTTTTGTTGTTTTATATGCTTTTCTACCTGCTAAACCACCCATTATACCACCTGGAACAGCAGAAGCAGCACTAACTAAACCTAGTTGTGCCATAGAAAAATCTTCTTGAGCACCAATATCTTGTCTTGTTTTTTGTGTAGCTACATTTGTTGCAGCACCTGCAACCACATCTACTAACGCAGCTCTTTTTGCACCACCTATAAATGCTTGAGCTTGTAATCCTCTTTCTTTTTTTGTTAATAATTTTTTGTATGAATCAGAAGCTACTGCTTTTTGTACTTTTGGTGATACTGCTCCTGCTAATTTTCTAGTTATAAAAGCTCTATTTGCAGCTATTGCTGCAGCCTTAGTTGTCCCACCTGTAAATACAGAAAACAAAGAAGATGGTGCTAGTACAGTAGACAGTGTATAATCTTTAATACCCTCTGCAAAACGGCCTACTCTTTCTCCTCTAGTTTCTTCTTCATATCCTTCAGCGTAAAAATTAGGCATAGCTTTAAATGCATCATAAGCGTTTCTAAAATTATTTCTAGCTGTGTTATCAGCATTACCTATATAATACATTAATGTTCCTGCAGATACTTCATTTGTTTCTGCCCATCGCATGTCTGTAACAAATTCTTCTACTAATTCTTTTCTATTATTTACTTTTATTTCACCTTTTCTATCTGCGTAATAGTTTCTTATACTCTCTATAACACTGTCATTTTCATAAAATAACTCATTTAAATTTAAATTTTTTCCTGCATAAGGATTTTCAATACCATATAAGCCTACATCATCTTCTTGTTGATCTTCAATATCACCTGATCCAACAAATCTTCCTGAATTATCTCTATACTTAGCCATTTAATTTTTTAACTCATTACCATTTCTATCATATACTTTGCCATCTTTATACAATCTATAACTTACTACTGGTGCTCCACCTCTAGATCTTTTCTCTTCCCCTCTTTTACGAGCTGCATTAAAACCTAAACCAAAATCAGGATCTCCTGGTTCTACTAAAATTTCAAAAGGTATAAAACCGTTTTCATACAAATCTCCTAATTCTTTTGTTGTAATCATTCCTGAATCTAATAAGTTTTCTTGTATCTTTTTAGTTCCTATATTTGTAACCATACCTTTCCAACCTGCTTTTGCGTCATCAGAACCTTTATAATTTTTTTCTGCTCGTGCAACACTTTCTATAAATCTAATTTCAGCTCCTTCACCTGTACCGACAGAAGTTCTTCCTGCTAGTCCATCAAGTAAATTACCATGTATTGTTGAATATGTTCCTTCACCATACACAGAAGCTACCACACTGTTTCGTGTTCCTGTTGATGTAATTTTTTCTAAGACACCTAGTTTTAATTGTTCTTCATCATCCCATGCTTTTTGTGCGTCTTTAAGAGTAACATTTCCTCGCATTACTTTATTAGGATCTAATGTACCTAACTCTATTGCTCTTAGTTCTGTTATAGATAACTCAGGTCTTGGCTTAGAATTTTTTAATGTTTTTACTTGACCATTATATGTATATTTTAAATCTTCTAAAGTATATTTTCCTGACTTTACAGCTATTGTTGTAAAACCATTATATGGTATTACTCCTTTTTCTGCTACTTTTACTTGGTCTGCATAAAAACCAGTTGGATCATTTACCAAAGTTTGATCTCTAAAAGCATCTGGATTTCCTGCTATTACACCTCTGTTAATATTAGATAATGATGATGCAAGAAAAGCTGATTCTGCAATGTATGTATTTTCTTTTTGACCAAAAGGAATTTGTCTATTTCCTCTTTGGTTTGCATAAATATCTTGTCCAAGTAAAGCTGCATCATTATAAAATGCACTTTCGTCATAGTCTTCTAATCCTGTGTTTATTATTTGTCCTTCCCTATCTAGATATTGATTAGGAAATACACCACCCTTTATTGAATCATAACTTCCGCCTGCCATTTGAGTAATAGTTTCCTCTATTTCTCTAATATCATTTTTTGCAATAGGGTCTAATCCTGGTGCTTTCATCTGAAAACCATAAGAAAATTCTTGTTGAAGTCTGTTAGGATCATAAGATTGTGTAGCAGATGTAAATAAACTACTACCTTCTCCTCTTTTAAGACCTAGTTCATCTTCTGCTAAATTATATGCATCTTTTGTTGTAGGTTTTTTATAGCCTGCAAACATCCCTTCTCTAACATCTGGAGGTAGTATAGATTCTGAACCTGGTATACCTGGTGTTATAGGAGTATTTAATTGTTCTCCTTTAGTTATATCTATCTGTCTATATATTTTTTCTAACTCTAATATATTTTTAGTACCATTAGGATCAAAGTTATTTAAAAAAGCCGCTGCTTCATCAGGATCTGTAATAAAACTAAGAGATTTAGCTTTTTGTTCTCTATCCTTTTTAGCTGATTCTCTTTCAGCTTGTATTCTTCTAGCTTGATTAATGTTATCTATAGCTAGTTTAGTCATTTCATCAGCTGCTTCTTCAGCCATTTTTGACCTATTTAATCCCTCTTCAAAAAAACCTTTTGCTATTGATTTTCCTAATATACTCATTACATTTCTCCTTTAGCCATAATACCTATAGTTTTGTCGCCCATCATTAGTCCTTTTTTTTCTTCAGTATCTTCTGGCATTTCTTCATCTGCTACATCTGCAGGTTCTTTAGGATTTAGTTTTTCATTTAAATCTTTTTTACTAGATTCTAAATCATCTAAAGCTTTATCAAAATTTGATCTTTCTTTTACAGAACCTTCTGTATATTTTATATCTGCTTTTTCTGCTAACATCATAATAAATTCTCTTAAATCAGGTTTTATTAACTCTGCTACATTAGGATTATACTTACCTATTGCAAAACCAGATAAAACGAGAGCATCTACAATAGCAACAACAGTAATATTATTTTCAAGTAGAGTAAACAATCTAGCCATATTTTCAGGCACTATTAATTGATCAAGTAACTCAGCTATAGCTTTATTAGGATTTGTGTGGGTTGGAGGATTTTCCCATGGATACTCGCCTTTTGGTTTAGTTAAAGATTGTCCAGGTATAGCTATATGACTATAGGGATCATGCGGTTGTCCACCTGGTGTCATTTTTTGTTTTTGCATTATTATCTCCTATACTAGCGTTCTATATTTTCTAAAAATATGACCAAACATAGTTGTATAAAGACTTTTTTGGTCGCTTCCTTCTACCGCTGCTAAAGGCTTTACAAAACCACTTGTAGGAATATCAGATGCTTTCTTACCTTTTGTTATATTTGTTTTATAATATCCTGTGCTACTTTTTGCTTCTGCTGAATCTTCATCAAAAAGTTTATCTGCTACTTCTTTAAAAGATCCTACAGTATATAATTTATCTTCTTTTTTATCTGTTGCCATATTATCCTCTTATGTAATCATATCCCATATAAATGATGAAATAGTAGATCCTGTATCTGCATCTAACTGCATTTCAAAAAATTCTTTATCATGTTGTGATTGTAGTGCTGCCATAGCAAGTTGAAATCCTCTATCTCTTTCGTTTTGTGATGCAGCAAATGCTTGGTCTGCTGTGTCTCTATATTCTTGCCACATATTAGCTAAAGCTATGTTAGATAAATTTAAATAATTAGCAGCATTTACTTGTGCTTCAGCATTTTCTCCTGCAGTGTTTAATGTATTAATTTGTCTATACCATTCAGCATTTGATTTAGCTATGTCTAATTGGTTTTTAACATTAAACTGATCTCTATTATTTTGCATCGTGTTATTAAACTGTTCAATAGTGTTTACTTGACCTGCATTAAACTGACTAATATTTGTATCTAATTGAGCTTGAAACTTAGATATATCTGCAGCTAAGTTGTCATAGAATTTAGCAACATCATTTTCACTAGTTACATTAAATTGTTCCATAGTGTTTTTAGCTGCTTGATCAGATAACAAACCTTGGAACTTAGTTTGATAACTTAGTATTGTAGCTTGTTGATCATTTGACAAGTTTTGTAAGTCCATTTGTAAGAAGTTTTGAGCATTAGCTACTTGTGCTTGTTGTCTGTTGTTTAACCCTGCCATTTCCATTTGTGCGAATGTAGCAGCATTCTGTACAGTTCTAGCTTGCTCAAAGTCTAAATTCTCAAGCTCTATAGTTTCAATCATTTTGGAATTAGATAGAACTCTAGCTTGTTCTGCGTTAAAAGTCAAGTTATTAGCACTAAAGAATCGTTCTGATTTAACAACACTTGATTGTTGTGCATTTGTTAATTCTTGTCCTGCTAAAGCAGCTTGAGTTTGTAATTGAGATAATACGACTTGAGCTTTTGTGCTCATGTTAGACATATCTACTTGTAGATTGTTTGCTGTGTCTTGTAACCTGGCTTGCATTTCATTGCTAAGATTTAGGTTATTCATTTCAGCAAATCTGCCTGCTTCAATTATATTAGTTTGTTGTGTATTAGTTAAGTTTTGACCTTGTAGAGCTGCTCTTAACTGTGCATTAGCTACCTGAGCAGCTTGTAGGTTAGATAAGCTTGTTGCTCCTAATTGAAAAGCACTTGTACTTTTAGCAAGTTCTGCTTGTTGTTCATTACTTAAATTTTGTAGTTGCGTACCTCTTTGAGCTGCAGCTACTTCTAAAGCTATCTTTTGCTGATTGTTAAGATTAGTAAGATTCATATTAGAATATACTTGAGCATCAGCTTGAGCAATAGGTAGGGCTGATTCCATAGAGGCTTGCACTATGGCTGCTGCCGCTAAGGAACTAGCTCCCATCCCCCTAGCAGCCATTGTATCATTTGCTGCCCTAATAGCACCTGCTGCCCATGCAGGAGTGCCATCATTAAACTGATTCATTAATAAACTTAATTGTCCTTGTACTGTATCTTTAGCTTGTACATTACCTTGAATAAATTGTGCAACTACAGTGTCATCTACGTTTAAACTTTTTGCTAAAAAAGTTGCATCACCACTTAATACGTATTTTTCTGCAGCTGTTACTTCTCTTTTTAAACCATCAGCAGTTGCAGCTGTAGGTATTTCGTTATCTCCTACAACACCAACAGATCTCTCTTCATTTACATTAGATACAAAAGTAGATTGTGGTGTATCACCTACATATGTTTTTGCGTCAAAGTCAGTTGTTGCAGCTACTGGATTTTCAGTATCAGTAACTGTTCTACTAGGCATTTCATCAGGTGTTATTATTTGCTCACCTGGTGTTCCTGTAACAGCTTTTACTTGAGCATCTTCTGTTGGGGTTGCTTCTTGTCCTTCTACTTTAGTACTAACAGTACCATCAGCTCCTACTGCAGTTCCAGGTGATCCAACTAAAGTTGCAGTACCTTGTTTTGCACCAGGTGATGTAGGTGCTACTGCTGTTCCTGCCGTAGCTTTATCAGCTTGAACACCCATTAATACATCTAGATCAAAACCATTTTTATCTAATAATTCTCTTACTTCATCTATTTGTTGTGGAGTGTAATCATAAACAGCTTGTGCAGGCATTGTAGGATCAGCTACTTGGCCTGCTGTAAAATCTACTATACCTTGTTCATTACCCACTGTTGGTTCTGTAGTAGCAGGATCTTCAGATTCTTGCTCACCTGCTTGTAATACTTCTTGACCTATTTGGATACCATATTGATTAAAGTATGTTACTGTTGTAGTGCCATCTGAATTTTTTAATCTTGTTGTTCTAGCAGGATCTCTCTGTGAGAATAAAGGGTTTGGTCTAGTACCTCTACGTACCTCTTCTCCTCTAGAATTATAATATATAACTTCTATAGTTCTAAAGTCAGCAGATATAGAACCATCTGTAGTTTTAGTAGGATCTATTTCAGTAGGATCATATTCTTCTTCTGGTTTTGTTTCCTCTTCTTCTTCAGGTTTTGTTTCCTCTTCTTCTTTAGGAGGTGTTGTAACTGGATCATCCTCAGTACCTGCTGCACCATCAGGGCCAAATGTAGTATCACCTTGCGATAGTCTAAGATCTGTTGCATTAACTGTGCCATCGTTATTTAGATCAGTTACCTGATTAAATTCTTGTGTAAAGGGGCTTGCTGCCATTGCAGCAGCGTCTCCTTGATCTACAGTAGGATTTCCTGTATTAAATGACGGATTATTTGTTAAGTAATTTTGACCAGATTGATTTCCTTTAGCTCTAGCTACAGCATCATCTATAAGTTTTTGATCAATATTAAACATACCTCCTATGTTAAACCTACGTAAGGCTTCTGCTCTCATTTGTTTTTCTTTATCTGTCAAGGGTACTTTAGGCATATTTCTCTCTCTAGCTCATTATAATCTTTATTAGCAAACCTATTACAGAAACACTTGCTCCTATAAGTATTGCTTCTATTCTATACAGTCGTTTGTCTATAGCTTCATATCTAGCACTACATGCATCTACATGATCATCTATCTTTTGATTTACTAGGCTTGCAGTAGGTTTAGACATGTTTACTCCTTATGTTAATTTTGTAATTGCACCTGTTGCGTATGACAGGCTAAAACTTGTGCCATCTGTATATGTTACAGTTCTTATAGTTACTCCATCAGTGGTAGATTCTTCACTGCTTTTAAGGTTAGGATGTGCTTTAAACCCTGCATCAGAAGTATAAGTAAATTCTAAAGTTTTAAAGAATGGTGGAAATTCGTTATCATTATCTGCATCTCCTTGGTCTTTAACATGTGAATTTGAATTATTTTCTGCTGTATATGTATGTAATACTGAATCGCTAAGAGAGTGGAATACTTGCACACCATCGCTTGTGTAATTAAAAGTAAGTTCTCCTTGCACTGTAGCTAGTACAACATTCTCTACTCCACCATACAGTGTATCTGTTCTTATTAATAATTTCATTATCTTAATGTCTCCTTATAAAAAATCTGGTTTAGTTGGAAAAGCAATATTTGGAAAACCATTTTGTGCAGGTAAATCCCTTAATGCTTGTCTATATGTAACTGCTTCAGCTTTTTGCTCATCAGTTAAAGGGCTGTCTGTAGATGTTGTCCAATCACTTTCTTGCAAAAGTGCAGTTCTTTCTAATTTTTTAGATTGCAATAATTTTTCTTCTAAGTTTGGATCTTCTCTATTATCTACTTCAATTTCAACAACTTTTCCAAGACTTGCATCGTATACATTTTCTTTTGCCATGTTTTCTCCTTATTTCTTAATTGCGTAAACAACTATTATACCTTCTTCAAAACTTCCAGTACCAGTATAAAAATAAAATTGTTCTGCGTAATCAGTTGTTGTTGCAGAATTAGCTGAACTAAAAGAACCCATTTCATTATTCATATAATAATTATTTGCCCCTGTTCTTACACTTGCTCGATAACTAAAAGCTGCGTTTTTAAAATTATTTTCATAAACAACTTTTGCAGTAAATTTACCACTATAACCATCTCCATTATAATTTTGTATTGTATCAGCAGGGTTTCTGTAAGGATAATTTGCACCATACATTCTAAAAGACAAATAAGAAGTAAAATTGTCATTAGCTGATTGATAACTACTACCATTGTAATTACCTGTAGCAATACCTCTAAAATCAGCTCCTGTCATTACACTTGAACCATTTTTATAAGGTTTAAATCTTATATTATAAGATGTATCATTTGTTACACCTACACCATAAAAATGTATTTCGTAGGCTCTAATTTGACTCGCATCTAAATCAGACGGTTTAGAAATGATTACACTTGAACTTACACCACTATCTCTTCTAAAGTCTACAGCTCCACAGAATACTTTTGGCTCGCCTCCTGTTACTGCTATCTCTACTGAAGGGAATCTAATATCCGTTTTACTAATAGCTTGTCCTATTATAGGATTATCTACATTGCTATCAATATCTGTCCCACCTGTTGTAGTAGTTACTACTGTTCCTGTATCAGAAACATAATAATTAGTACCAGAAGTTAAACCACTTCTATTATGTATAATACCTTCACTATCTTTACCAATAACTTTAATAGATTTTCCTATTGCACCTGCTGTTTCTGCAACTCCATAAAAGCTTGATTTATTAGTAGAGCTTGTTGTTAATGAATGTGGTAGTACTCCTGTTTTGAGTTCAGCACTAGTGTCCCAAGTACCTCCGTCATCATCGTCTATGTATATACCCATCCAATAACCGCCTTTAGGGTCAGTTACTGCAGCAACACTTTGAGTATCAGGTATAGCCCACATACCTGCATATGTATAAGCTGAATCACTTGTAGCATCAAAACCACTATTATTAGATACCTCTGTAACACTATCTTGAGTTGTACCAGTAAAAGTATATACTCTTATTGTATTGTTTATACCGTATCGTGTCTTCCAATTATAATTTGAGTAAGTATAAAGGCTAGATTGAGTAACAAGAAATAATTTTTTATTTAAGAAATCATATACCATAGGAGGAACGCCTGATGCATTAGCAGCCGATCCTGAACCATTACTACCTGATATAATATTAACCCAGTAACTAGAAGAAGGACTATCGCCAGTAGTATTATATACACCTACTTTTTTATAATAACTATTAGTGCTGTTTTCAGTTTGCATAGCAAAAAAGACTTGACCATGACCATCACAACTTAATGCACCACGAGGATTATCATTTAGAGAATTAGTTCCTGTATATATACTACTTGGTCCATAAGTTCTTGAAGCTGCACTATTTCCTAGCGTAAATTTAGTTGATGTTAATTCACTATTACTACCTAAACAGAAAACAATACCTACATTATTAGTGTGATCCCATGCTAGTCTAGTAAATTTAGAAGCATGACTTTGTGTACTAGTATACCCACTAAAACTGGTACGATATACAGATGCTGTAGAATATGCAGAACCACTCCAAGAGAGAGTCCATCTGTTAATATATAAACTACTACTATAACGATTACACCCTAGCATTTCGGTAGCATCATCAGTAGATGTATCATATATTGTAGTATCTCCACCGTGATTATTTACATAGTTTCCACTGCTATCATTTGGTGCTACCCAATGGGCACTACCACTTACATTATGTTTGGTAACAGTACCATCACTAGTTATAGTAAATACAGTATGCTTCCATCCATTTGATGTCATATAAGCTGCTAAAAATGTACCTCCTGCAGCTTCATTTAAGTTAGAAATCCAACGCATTCTTGGTTGCATTTTTTCATTTGCACCTAGTCCAAGACTTGCTCTACCTTTTGTTGTCCATGAGCCACTCCCATTATGAACAAAAGCAGTATATTGATAATCATAAGATACTTGCCAATATGCGTTAAAAAGGCATAAGAATCTACCATCTGTAGAACCACCTATAGCCATATTTTTACCGCCACTATTAGGTTGATAAGTAGTTCCTGGATTTATGCCACTTCCTGCTGATTGGATAGCAGACACAGCAGCAAAATCATAATTTGTTGTTGTAGTAGTCTTTTTAACTTTTTTAGCTGTACCGTCAGATTCTTTAGTAACCAAATCTCCTATAGCAATAGCATCTGATCCTGCAACAGTCATATCAATACTAAGATTACCTGGAGCATTATCAATATTAGAACCATCTCCTGTTAATTGATTTTTAGCTACTTGTAATTGTGTAGCACTTATAGCTCTACCTATAAACTGTATACCAGAAGTGCCTACAGCTCCTGCCCCAGAAGTAAAGTAAGAAGCTCCAATAGTTAAAGAACTTTGATTTGCATTGACACCTCCAGGTATTGTAATTTTACCTGTAGCTGTATCCGATATTGTTTCAGCAGCTATACCTAAGAAATTAGTAGAAGTTAAATTTGTAGTAGGTGCAGTTGGCATTGTTACTACATTATAGTCATAATCTCCTCCTGAATCTATGACACTAGCAATACTTTTTGTACCTGCTGATGCTGTATGAACAATACTATTTGCTGTAACTGTAGATAAATCTGTTTCTGTACCAAAAGTAGCAGTACCATTAATATCTAATATTATTGATCTAGTAACAGGTTTATTATTACTACTATTTTTATAGCCTATTAAAGTAGTCTTAGTAGTAGGATTATAATTTATAGTTTGATTATTAGATGTTGTTGAGTATTGTTGGGCAGAACCCCAAGTAACTGCAGTACCGCTAAGTGTACCTACATATATTTGTCCTGTATTAGATGTATAAAGATTTAAAATAAATTTAGAAATTTCTTGGTCATAAACTAAACTATGACCATTAATTATAAATGGAGTAGTTGCTTCAATCGCTATAACAGGAGTTTCAAAACTTAAAGTAGTTCCTGAAATACTACCGACAGCGTTGTATGTATAACTATTAGTACCACTATCCCTATAATTAACAAGAACTTTACTATTTAATGTGTCATATGCTACACTATTATATAGTGAATTATTAGAAGTTATTTCAACTTCTGAGCCTAAAGTTAAAGTAGTATCACTTACTGTAACGACTCTAGCTTTAAGACCGCCACTATTTAATTTATAAACAACTATTGAGCCTACATCTTGAGCATAAGCTGCTGAAAAATAATCACCTGTAATAGCAGAAGTAGCAAAAGTTGAAGCACTGCCAAGTGTTGCTGTCCCATTTGCCGCTAATGTAATTGCTTTACATGTACCTGCTGAACTGCCGTCACTCATAAACACAATAGTAGCTTGTTGTACTTCATCGTATACAGCATGTAGTGATGTAACTGTACCACTTGTTAAATCTGTAGCTGAACTCCAACTAATAGAATCTCCAGATATAGTACCAACTCTAAATACTGCTTTATATGGACTTCCTGAAATTCTATAAACTGCAATTAACTTATCTCTATAAGTATCGTAAACAATTTCAATTTGATTTGTATCAGCACCGCCTACACTAGAGGATATTTCTGCTGAACTACCTACTGCAAAAGCAGTAGCTGTTTCTGCAACTTGTTTTGCTTTACCTGCTGCTGTTAATATAACAGGTTTACCTGCTGTAATAGCACCATCAGCTACAAGAGATTCTACACCTCCTGAAGCTTGATCTACCCAAGCTAATGCATTAGAACCATCTGTTTTTAAAACTTGTCCATCTGAACCATCTGCATTAGGTAATACCCATACTTCGTTAGATGATATAGCATCTGGAGCTTTAAACCCTACATAGTTTGCACCATTAGCTGCTAATTCTTGGAATCTTAATTCTGTACCATTTCCTGCACTAGAACCATGTGGAGCAAAGCTAATACCATTTGCAGCTACTATAGCTGTAGTGTCATTACCATCTTCATCATATTCTATACTTACATCTTGATCTGAACCAAGATAAATTTTCTTATCATCTGCAATATATAAGTCACCCCATTCAAGAGAGGATGTACCTAAATCAGCACCACCTGAAGCATCAGGTACAACAGAAGTTTCTGCTGTAAATGTGTTTGTTCTAATTCCAGAAGTACCATTATCAATAGCACCAAATCCTGAAGTAATAGAACCACCATCTAATGCTCCTACAGAAGTTATGTTTGTTTGTGCAGCAGTTTGTAGTGTACCTGTAATATTACCAAATACTACATTACCTGCACTACCACTAAATACTTCTGAAGAGTTTGTAGCATCTGGTATAAATGTAAATGCACTTGCAGAATCATCATACCCAAAGAAACCTACTTTAGCATCAGAACCATTATGCCATCTAAATTCAATACCTCTATCTTTATTGTCATCAGAACCTGGAGCAGAATCTCCACCTAATGTAAAGATAGGATCATCAATAGTTACTGTAGTAGAATTTACTGTTGTTGTTGTACCATTTACAGTAAGATCCCCAGTAACAATTATATTACCTGCAGCAGTAGCGTTAGCACCGCTAAATGTTAAAGCAGTTGTAGTACCTGATTTAAGTATTAAATTACCTGAAGTATTAGTAGCACTACCAAATGTAGTACCTGCATCTTTAAATACTATATCTCCACCATCAGCGTCTAAAGTAACATCACCTACTGCATCAATAGTTACTGCACCACTAGATGTTATATTAGCAGAATCTACACTAGCATAGTTACCCATGTAACCGTGAGAAGAACATTGATAATATAATGTGCTTGGAGTTTGGTCTGTAACTGCTATAGTTGTATGAGCACCTGCAGTACCAGGTGTACCGCTAGTTGTAACACCAGTTGTATAAGCTATAGTTTTAGCAGCATCTAAATAAAATCTTAATGGGTGTCCACTATTACTAGAATCTGCTTGGTCAAATTTATAAAAATACTCTGTAGAGGATGTAACACTATCTACACCATGTAATTTAATAGCAGGAGATTCTACACCATTTAAGAAATAACCACTAGAGCTACCATCTGAATAGTATGGATGAGCTGCAGTTTTAGAGGCCACAGTAACTGTAAATACTACTGGACTACCTGTAGGACCATATATACCTGCTGAAGCATCTGCAGATAATATACCTACATCTGTTATATCTTTTCCTTGTGCATCTAAGTCACCGCCTAACTGTGGTGTAGAGTCTTCAGAAATATTAGATATAGCACTTGATGTAGCAAGACCTGATACTAAATTAGATCGTGTAATTTTCTTTAAACCACCACCAGAAACATCTACTGCCATCAAAATATCATCACTAGCAACAGTGCTTATTTCAGATAAATCTCCCACAGCAGTAGGCTCAAAATCTGTACCATCTGCAATAAGAAGTTTACCTGCAGTGTTAGAAGCCATAGCTAATTTACCATTTAAGGTAAGTGTAGTACCATCAAATGTAAGATTAGACTCACCATCTAATTGTGTTGTAGTTGAAGAAACAGTAACTAATTCGTTTTCTGTAGCATTATTTATAGTAGTTCCTGTATCATTAGCCCATGATATAGTTCCAGAACCATCTGTTTTTAATATTTGATTAGCTGAACCATCCGATGTAGGTAAGGTTACGGATGTAGTGCCAAAACCTATTGCATCAATATAGGCTGTACCATCTACATATATATCTTTTATTTGTTTTGAAGAAGTACCAATATCTACAGTGTTATTAGTTACAGGAACTAATGCACCTGCACTACTTAATTCTAAATACTCTGTTAGTGTACCATTTAAAGATGTAGAGAAAACAATTTTAGAATCTTGTGATGATGCCGTTGCGGTAAATGTCTGTTCTTTTTTAACAGCTATTTTAGCAGCATCTACAGTATTGCCACCTGTATCTTCTAAATCAAATCTAAGTGAAGCTATACCTGTGGTGTCTGAAGCATCGCTTTCATTTCTAAGAACAAGGGCTACAAACTCACCGTCAGTGTCTTGAGTAGATAATACTGAAGCACCTGTTTGAGGTTTAAATTTTACATCTTCTCCAGAACTTCCAAAAAAGAAAAATCCATTTACATTTATATTACCTGCTAGTTGTGTAAGACCTTCAGCAGCAGAAATAGAATCATCTACATATACTTTTCTTGCAGCATCGCCATCTGCACTAGGAGCAGCAAGACCTGTAATAGAATTACTACCCATAGCTAAATTACCACTCATAGTAGTGCCTGCAAGAGCATCTATGTTAGCTGTACCATTAATATGCAAGTCTTTAAATTGATTACTTGATGTACCTAAATCAATATCATTATCTGTAACTGGTTTAATAACACCGTCAGCAAAAGTAACCTGTCCAGTTCCTCCTGCAGTAAATGACATTTCATCTGTGCCTGAGAAGTATAGACCTTGATTTGTATCACCTGTGTTTGTAATGACTGGAGCAGAAGCTGATCCATCAGGTAAAGATACTACACCTGCAGATAATGTAACACCCTCGTGTACTTCAAGAGTATCTATGTAAGCAGTTCCATCAATGTAAAGATCTTTAAATTCTAGTGAACTAGTTCCTAAATCAATATCACTATCTGTTACAGGAACAATTACTCCATCTTGTATTCTTAGTTGTTCTACAGCAGAAGAAGATACTTCTACAAAGAAACCATGTCTATTATTAGCTGTGTCAACAACTATTTTATTAAGGGCATCTACATCTGCTAGTATGCCAACATAAGCACCTTCAGTAGATGTGCCATCATGATTATGGCCTCCACTAAATGCAAATGCTGCTAATAATGCGTCAAACTCACTATTAAGTGGGGCTGCTGTAATTACCTCACCATCTGCGA